TTCCATAAACCCAATTGTGGAATTATAACGGATCATACCTGTCGTAGGGTTCGATGGTCTCTGTGCTGTAGTACCAACACCTAGACCCACACCTCCGGTTCCGGTCACCACAAGGTCTGTAGACTCAATATGACCTGAAACCACCAATTCAGCCGTCGGTGAAATGCTCACACCAGCACCCATACCGCTATGGGCCGTACAGTAATAGTACAGTGTTGTAGGGGCACCTACAGGAACAAAAAACGTTCGTTTCTCACTACTCGCGTACGTACCTGTAGTTGTTATACCTGTCGTGTAGGGTGTTCCATTAGTAGTTCCATCATTTGAATTTGATTCCGAAAATATAAAAGGGTTACCTGAAAGAGTCGAACTAGATAGGTCGAAAATATAGGTTTGCTGTTGGTGTAGTTCCAATGATGCCTGGAGGTACCCGTCGATATAGTATTTATTACCACCACTAGCATCCGAGACCGTAACAACGAATGTCTTTGTCGTACCCAATGTCATAGCGTTACTCACAGTGGATGTAGGACAGGTGACACTTCCTGGAAATGTTGTACTATTCGTCATGGGCCAACTTGTTATTATAACTCGATACTTTTTTTAACAGTATGTGACACTCTTAAAAAAATGGTTTTATAAAATGTTTAGAAACTTAGAGTTGGAACAGTGGGCCACACGACATCTTTGAGTTTTCCATCTTCATCGAGTGTTGGACGGGCCGTCGTTGGGAGATTTCTGAGGGCCTGGCGGTAGTCTACCCAATTATGGATATCCAGTTCGAGACGGTGAGGGTAATCTATAATCACATACTTGTCACTCTGGTCGAGGAGAGCGTTCCTCTCCTCACGCATTTTCTTGATCGCCTCGACATTCGTGAGTTTGTAGAGTGCGTATTCGTACGCCTCATCATCGGGTTTTACTATACCGTCTATATCTTCACCTACAGTAGTGGGTTTTTCAAAAACGACACTATCCCACGTGGTTCCATCCGACGTATAAGGTTCACCCGGAAACATATGTTCTAATACTTGGGTCAGCATATACTCTACCCCTATATTAATTTTGCGTTATGATAACTTTACCCTGCGTCCGGCCCATGGTTGTGCCCGTCAACGCGGTGGTATATTGTCCATATGTAGTGTTTGTGCCATTATTCCTCGAGGAACCACCATGACCAGGACGACCATTGTAGGTAGTGGATGCACTACCACCAACATACCCACCACCACCACCACCCGCATGTGCCCCAGACCCACCACCACCACCAAATCCACCTACGTTGTTGTAGCTGGTGGCGTTGTACCCGTGGTTCCCCCCGGTCGCACCCACGTATGGTCTCAGACCTTTGGATTGACCTGGGGTACCCGCCCCTATACCATCTATACCGTATGACGCCCCACCCCCAGAGTCCCACTGTCCCGATGCCGCCCCCACCCATGATGTAACAAGAGAAGCTTGTGCAGCGGGTGCATGAGCACCAGGCAAAGGTAACAACGGCTGGTTCCAATATGGGGAGATACCTCCACCACCACCCGCGACAAGGTATAAACTAGATGCCGTGGCTGCCGAACCACCATAATCCTCCTTGAGAACCCATGAAGCACCCCCACCACCAGCAGCGTTCGCGTTACTCGTGCCCCCGGTTGTGTCATTTTGACCGACAATAATACATAATTTTTCCCCTTTCGTCAAAGAAAAGTCGCCTTGAGTCCAGGCGCCCCACCCGGTGGAACGGGTGGCGTCCGAGGTCTGCATCCCCGCAGACGCCCCATATGCCTTGATTGTATACGTTCCAGTTTCAGGGACAGTCCATAGCTGGAACCCTTGTTTACCTGATATTTCGTTAAACCACGCAGTATTTTGTTCCCATATCTCGGAAGCATATGCAGCTTTCATTTGGGTGAAAGTAGGACCATATCGACCCGTCGCGAGGCAGTTCGTGAACGTATGTGAGCTAAAGGTGAAGAGTGCTGCACTCCCCACGATATTGATTGCCCTATCTATGAACAGTCCACTACCATTATCAGTCAATCGGAATGTTACACTCGTCGTACCCACCGCCCCGATAGTACCTGTTATCGCACCCGTACTCCCGGTAAGAGTAAGACCCGCAGGTAAGGCGGTACTCGAAGGTGCTACAGAGAATGTCCTACTGGTACCACCACCACCGTCTGTACCTGCGAGTGTGTTTGTCGTGGACGCGCTAGTATCGAAGGTCAGGTTCGCGCCAGCCGCAGTGGTCCACCCAACCGCAAACCCAATCGTAGCAGTACTGGTCGCAACCAGACCCGATTTGGCGTTAACTCTAATTTTATACGGTTGATTTGCGACGGTGAAGAAACCGCTCGCCGGTCCAGATTTTCGTCCAATGTCTGTGTAGGCCGACCCGTCATAATAATACCACCTACCGTACGCACCAGAGGCATCAGTAACTTCTGCAGAGGTCGGGAGCCTAACACCAGTTGGTGTAGGCAGGCCCCCGGACGCCACGGCTCCCACATAATTAGTGGCCATGTCGTAAAGCTTCCAACGAAGAGCACCATCAAAGGCGAGAGAAAACCTATTCACACTGGAATTAATTGCCTGTGCCTCAGCCTGTGATAAAATAGGCTCCCCCATCTTAAAAGTCACCTGGGTCCCGGCAGCGTTTGGTGTCGTATCGAAAACACTGTATAGGGTTCCATCAGCACCTTCGAGTTGTACCGTCGATCCACTACCGATACCTGAACCCGTAGCCGTGAATACCTGGGTTGATGTATCAAAAACAAAGCCGGAGTCGGTTACTGAGTTGAGGTCGAAGATATAGGCGGCACCGGCAGTGGTCCCTCGCGTGTCCTCTCCATACGCCCCCACGATAGCCTTCAACCCGTTCCCGCTCATGGCGACGTGGTAGCCAAACATGTCAGTCGCCTGCTTATCCGATGCTACAATCTTCTGTTCTTGAACCCACGACGTTCCATTGTAGGTGAAGACATAGGCGGAACCAGCGTTGCTGATGTTATTAGGGTCCTCATACCGCGCCCCCACGAGAACCTTCGTCCCGTCCGAGCTCATGGAGACACTATAGCCGAAATGGTCACTCGCCTGTATATCATCTGACTGTAACATCACCTCTGACCCCCAAGACCCACCACTGTAGGTGTATATGTAGACTTTACCGGAGTTGCTACCAGCCGTCTCGTTGCTGTCCGCCCCTATGATAACCTTCGTCCCGTCCGAACTTATGGAGACGCTCCTACCGAAGTAGTCATGATGATCTCCGTCCGATGCCTGAAACTTTGCTTGTTGAGACCACGACGATCCATCGTAGGTGAAGACATAGGCGGCACCGGCGGCGCTGCTGCCGCTGCTGTTATCACTATAATACGCCCCCACGATAGCCTTCGTCCCGTCCGGGGAGAGTTGGAGCCCTTCGGATCCGAATTTGCCACTCGCCACTGCAACATCTGGAAAAATCTTTGCTTGTTGAGACCAAGACCCACCACTGTAGGTGAAGATATAGGCAGCACCGGAGTCGGAGGCACCCGTGTCCTCCCTCTGCGCCCCCACGAGAACCTTCGTCCCGTCCGAGTTCATGGAGACACCCTGGCCGAAGTCGTCACTCTGCTGTGCATCCTCGGCCTTAATCATCGTACCCGTATCCCACGACCCACTACTATAGGTGAAGATATAGGCGGCACCAGAGTCGCCAGCACCCGTCGAACTGGATTGATTGGCGGTGCTATCCTCCGAGGGTGCCCCCACGATAACCTTCGTCCCGTCCCCAGAGATGGAGACGCTGTAGCCAAAATAGTCATTCGTGGACCGGTTCGGTGCCACAAGCTTCTCTTGGGACCAAGATCCACCACTGTAGGTAAAGATATAGACGGCCCCGTAGTTTTGCGGGGCCTCATTACGCGCCCCCGCGATAACCTTCGTCCCGTCAGCGCTCATGGAGACGCTCCAGCCGAACTGCTCACCCGCCAGTCCGTTCGATGCCGTAATCTTCGTACCCGTGTCCCATCCAGTCGTAGACCCACCACTAGTAAGTGTAGTTATTGGTGAAACACCAGTGACCGTAGGTTGTTGGGCGATGGGAGCCCACCCCGTCCCCAGGTACGATTCCATAAACCCAATTGTAGAATTATAACGGATCATACCTGTCGTAGGGTTTGATGGTCTCTGTGCTGTAGTACCAACACTTATACCCACACCTCCGGTTCCGGTCACCACAAATCCTTTAGACTCAACACGACCTGAAACCACCAATTCAGCCGTCGCTGAGATGCTCACACTAGCACCCATACCGCTATGGGCCGTACAGTAATAGTACAGTGTTGTAGGGGCACCAGCGGGGACTATAAATGTTCGTGTCTGATTACTCGCATATGTACCCGTACTTGTTATACCTGTCGTGTAATACGGATCTGAATTAGTCGTTCCATCATTTGAATTTGAGGAATCGAATACAAATGGGTGACCTGAAAGAGTCGAACTAGATAGGTCGAAAATATAGGTTTGGCCTTGGTGGAGTTCCAAGACTGGTTGGAGGTATCCATCGATATAGTATTTATTACCACCACTGGCATTCGTCATCGTAACAACGAATGTCTTGGTCGTACCCAATGTCATAGCGTTACTCATAGTCGACGTGGGACATGATACACTTCCTGGAAATGTTGTACTAATCGTCATCTATTATAACTCGATACTTTTTTTAACAGTATGGGACACTCTTAAAAAAATGGTTTTATAAAATGTTTAGAAACTTAGAGTTGGAACGGTGGGCCACTCAACGTCCTTGAGTTTTCCATCTTCGTCGAGTGTTGGACGGGCCGTCGTTGGGAGATTTCTGAGGGCCTGGCGGTAGTCTATCCAATTCTGGATATCCAGTTCGAAATGGTGTGGGTAATCTCGGGACACGTACTTGTCACTCTGGTCGAGGAGAGCGTTCCGCTCCTCCCTAAACTTTTTGATAGCATCAGCGTTCGTGAGTTTGTAGAGTGTATATTCATAAATGGTATTATCAACGGGTTTTGCTATATTTTCAAAAACGACACTATCCCACGTGGTACTGTCGGAAGTATAAGGTTCACCCGGAAATATTTTTTCTAATACTTGGGCGAGCATATATACTTTACCTTGATGTTTTTATTAGAATGTTCCTGGGGCTTGTATATACACCGAACCTTCATAGGCTGTGTGAGTACCGGTAAAGGTACGGTTTGTTGCGG